ATTCCCATGCCAAGGATTTTCCCAAGCAGGACTCCAACGAGGAACGGAAGATGACCGCTATCTCTGGGGAGAAATGTTTGATGTCATCAAACACACGAAACCCAGATGGGTTATTGCAGAAAATGTGCGAGGAATTGTTACGACACAAGACGGCTTGGCATTCAACACTGTGCATACTGACTTGGAAAGTGAAGGTTACGAAGTCCAAGCGTTTAATATACCAGCTATCAGCAAAGGCGCGTGGCACAAGAGGGAAAGAATCTGGTTTATTGCATCAAACATATCCAACACCTACAACGATGGATTACATCGACAGAAAAGGAATGCGACCGAGCAGAGCAGCAACCAATCGAAAGACAGGGTATCTATCAGAAATGATCAGAATGCTACCGACACCGACAGCGGGGAACAGTTTGGATGTAACGATGCCAGTGGAATACATCAAACCGAACAGCAGTGGATGGTCGGTAACGAGAAAAAAAACGGGAACAAAGTTTGGAGCGAAACTGAACGATGTAGTGAAGTATCTGGATCATTACAAGATGCTACCAACACCGACTTACAACGATGCAAAAAATCTGACATTTCCAAAAAGTCAAACGAACAGAACATCTTTAATAGGATCAATGATAAGAAAAAATATGACGAAACCTGGTGGCAAATTGAATCCAAACTTCGTGGAGTTCCTTATGGGATTACCACAGAATTGGACAAAGATCGTACGAAAAGATTGAAGGCACTGGGTAACGGAGTTGTGCCACAGATAGTCGAAGAAATAGGTCGAGCAATAATTAAAGCGGAGTTTGGTAATGGCTAGACAGTGGTACAGTAATTTAAAACAAGAAGCTTATAGTAAATGGCATCGTCAATTTGAAGGTATTGCCATGATAGATGTAGACAGTGTTGAAGTATGTAAACATTGTTATCAACCCCTTGCTTTTATAGAATTGGCAAAAGATACTGGTCAAACATTTAAGGCATATACATTAACAAAAAAATTAGCATTAAAATTTGATGTGCCAGGTTTTGTTGTTTTTTATAAAGTTAATGACAACAATGAGATAATTAAATTTAGAGTTAAGAGAGTAGCAAGAACAGTTGGGATGCTGCATGAGAATGTTAAACCAGATAAATGGTTTAAATATTTAAAAGAATTGCAAGACGATCATGCTAAAAATTGTCCTGATCAAAAACATTTAGATGAAAATTGGTCATATGGTGGCACTATATAACTTGGCTCCTGGGATTGGACTCGAACCAACAACCCCCTGATTAACAGTCAGGTGTTCTACCATTGAACTACCCAGGAATACCAAAAAGGTCTATAGAATAAAATGCTATATTATAAAATTAATTATTTATCTTTTTTCGCCTATTACTCTTTGCTTTTTTTTTACCTCGTTGAATATTTAACTGACAAACAATAGTTTTTTCCTAGTTTTCTGCTATTCTTAATAGTCTGTTAACCTATTTTTTTTCTTTATTTACTTATTTTNTGTTGTCATACAAACCTATAGAAAGACATAGAATACCTAGTAAATCTGTCAATTCCCATATAGCAGTTGACAGAATGACTGACAAATTATCAACTGACAAGTGTTGTTTTTGTCAACGATTTTAATAGATTAAAATAGAATTTAATGCTACAAAATATTTATGAATTATGAAATAACAAAAATCTCTCCATGGAAAGATAGATATTTTTTTGAAATTAATGAATATAAAATTGGGGATGACGGAAAAAGAAAACAAATAAAGACAAAAAGAATTGCTACAAAAAAATTTGGATTTCCATTAGATATAGAGGAATTGGCAAAAGAAAAAGATCGTATACAAAAAGCAATTAATAATGGCACTTATGGAAAACAAGATACATTAAAAAAATTATATGATGATTGGAAGAATTATATGGAGAGTGTTCAATATGGTCCACAAGATGAAACAATAAATAACTATGAGTATGAAGCAAAAAAATTATGGACTGTAAAGCTTGATGATGTGTCTATTCAAGACATGAAGTTAAAAGATTTTAATGTAANAATAACATCAAGAATAAATAAATTTATGAATAAACATTTTTCTATGAGATATAATAGGGAATGTTTTAAACTATTAGGTCGTTTATATAAGTATGCAGCAGAAGAAGAACGAGGAATAATATTTAATTATTGTGATCAAGTGGATCGTAGCGACTTTAAAAGAATACAAAAAAAACACAAAGAAAATAAATCAGATCCAGTTATTGTACAAGGTGGGTATAAAGAGTCATTGGAAAAATTAAAACAATTAACAAATATTTTGGAAAAAAATAATTACCAAGGATTTGTTTTAGTTCGTTTAATGAGAGAATTGGGGGGAAGGTTTGGAGAGATTATTCCATTACTATTACAAGATTTTAAAATGGAAAATGGTATTGGATATTTAGATATTAATAAAAATGTTAATACCTCTAGTAATAAATTAAAACATAGACCAAAAACTATGACTGGGGATAGAGCAGTAACTTTATCATCAAGTATGACAGCATTGTTGTGTGAATATATTAAACAAAAAAATATTATTGATCCAGAACAACTAATTTTTTCATCAGAAAAAAATACTCGTATACATCGTAATAATTTTGTGAACCGAGTTTTAAATAAATATAATAGGGAGATTGGTATAGTGGGAACAATAACACCACATAGTTTTAGGGTGTTTGTTATAACTTTAAAAGAATACCTGGAAGAAAATAAAGAAGCAATGATGNGAGATCATGGTCATGCAACAAAAGAAATATCTAATTTGTATGTAAAAGGTAATTGGAGAAATTTAGAAAAGGAACAAGAGTCAGCAGATAAAATTGCCGCTTTAATGAATAATTAGGGGGTTACAATCATACTACCCTACTCTTTAAAACCTTTGTATGGTCAAATATGAGGGTTTTTTTTTGGCGAAAACTCGTTAAATTTACAGTTTCCACACATCCAAGTTCGTAAGTTATCATTGGAGTGAATTAAATATTCCTCACAATTTTCACACCCAGATGGTTTATTTTTATTTTTATATTCTTGTTGTTCGGTCCTAGTCATTGAGTGAAACCACATTCCAGGAATAATAATTATTTGTTTTTTAATTCTTCTTGCCAAACATTTTCATCGCACCTGATGCTCCCTTAATTCCAAAACTCGCCAAGCACGAAATGTATAATAAATTGGTATAATATGACGGCAGACTGTGGAGTGCCTCAAAGCCAGCTTTAATATGAGGTGTCCAACTAGGCACGAAAACGGCACAAGCTGGTGTCAGGAGGCAAATTAAAATTAGTTCATCTTTCCAGCTTCCCTTCATTTGATCAACAGCCGATGCTTCCCACTTAATTTTTCCAGAAGCAATATCTTCTAATCTTTTTTTATTTGCTTTTATTTCAGTAAGTTTTGTTTCTGCTTTTAATTTTTTAGTTTCAACGAAACCCCCAACACTTTGAGATACTACTCCTATTAGGGGTTTCAAAAGTAATTGCCACATTAGAATTGTCCGTAAGCTATAACGGCAAGAATAACGATTAGAACAACTGTAAGAAGTTTCCCTCTTTTCGTTAATCCCTTCCAAAAGTATTTAATTTTTTCCATATTAGTCCTCCAACATTATTTGCGCCAATTGTTTTGCTCTGTTTGGCGTTTGTTTATACCAGCGACTATCGAGAAGTTGATCGTGGCACATTTGCCATTGATGATCTCTAGCTGCTGCAAGAGCTTTTTTAAATTTAGACAAACCAGTTGCTCCAAGCTGAAATGCCATTTCAATAAACACACCAAATTTTCTGTCTGGTAAATCCATACCTTGACATACTCTTGCTGCTCCTTCGATTGCTTTATCGAAATCTTTATCAAATAGTTTATAAATATATTCGTCTGAATATTCTTTATTAGGATCAATATTATCCTCTTTTGTAACAAGATGACCTATTCCAAAAGTTAATTTTCCAAGTGAGTCTGCGTAACATTTATTTACTTTACCCTCATGTAAAACTACTCTATTTTTAAGATCGCTTAAACTTGCAGCTTCCATCTTTAAAGACATATAAAATTTTTACTCCTAATTGTTTTTGATATTTACTTTGATTTCTATGTATCATTGTGCCAGGTCGCCAAGTCTTACGGATACTTGCCGTTTTAACATCTATCTTTAAAACTTCTCCTGATACTCGATGAACCGCAACTAAATCAATGGGGTCCATGTCTTGTGTTTTCCAATACACAGTATAATTTTTTTCTGTGAGCCATTTGGCTGCAACAAATTCAGATTGTAAACCAACCTTTATTTTATCATAAGACAAATTAATCGATTAATCTTATCCAAGTGTACATAGCAGCAAGGCACGCACCCACTATGATTAATACTTTTAAACCTCCAGCACCCATATTACTCATCCTTTGAAGATCACGAATTTGTTTTTGCATTATCTCTTGGTTGTGCAACATATGTCTTATGTCTGTTTGTAATGCAGATATTTGTTTTTCCCAAGATTCAGACATCGTTTGATTTTCCTTTGTTAAAAGATTGAAATTCTAAACAGTAAGACTCTACCCATACTGCACTTGTACCTAGTCTTAATTCAAAATCTGCTAAATAATTTTCATATACTAATTGTTGTGCTTCACATTTTTCTAATGAGTCATATCCACCAACTCCATGATATTTAATACCAGTGGTGTGAGGTGTTGATATAAGAGCCACAAGAAACCAAATTTTAAACATTATCCAAGAGGAGAAGAAGCTTCTGCCTTTATCTCATCAATTAATATTTTATTAAGTTCGGATTGTTTTTCTGCAATGGCAATTTTTTTAGCTAATTCGTTTATTAAATCTCTTAATTTACCAAACTTTTTAAATGTATCGCCACGCAATTCAGATATATTTTTTTGTAATTCTTGATCTTCACTAATTGCTTCTGCTCTTAATTCTTTTATGTCAGATACAACACCAGCAATATCATTGAGTATATCATCATTACTATCATTATCTCTTGCCATCCATTCATCTTCTAATGCTGACATTCTATCAAGAATATTAACTTCTAAATCAGATACCTTTTCATTAATAGGAGTAAGATCAACTGTTTCATTAACAACAAAATCTTTATTTTCTATTGCATCAAGTCGAGTATTAAATTCACCCCAAGCATAAAATCCACCACCTATCGCACCAATAACACCTATAATAGATGCGTAGTTAGTTAGTTTTTGTATCATAATAATCCTTTTAATTTTTCTAATTCAATTATTAATTCAAGTTTATTAACTCTAATGTCGTATAATTTTTGTTTGTGTTGTCCAATAGGATCAGTAGAAATATAATTATCTAAACCTATATTAATATAAATACCTTGATTGTAGATTGATAAGTCTGCTTGAATAAATAAACTATTATCTACTTCTGTATAAATATTTTCTGGTTGGTAAAA